CAAAAGAAAGAGCTGTATGTACATGCTTGGGCTACACAAACTGGCTATGGTTTTGACGATTGGGTAGAGTTATTTGAACAGTCACTGCTAGAGATAGCAACTGATAATGGCTGTCATTATATATCATCTAACTGTCGTAAAGGCTTGGCTAAAAAGATGACAACAAAACGTAACTGGATTGATAAGTATTCAGTTATATGTAAACCCGTACCTATGGAGTAAACAAATGGGTGGAGGAAGAAAAAACAAAAGAAAGAATACCGCTAAGAATAGGGTTAACCCCAACATGAAAAAGAAAACCGCAGTACAACAGGCTGCGGCTAAACGACACGCTAACTTTAAGAAGACTGGCGTACAGACACACGGTGGTACAAGAAAGAATTATAGTAAGAAAGAAGCAGAAAAGATTGGAAAGCTTGGTGCAGTAGGAAACGAATCATCAAGTCAAGCATTCAGTAGAATAACTGGAGGAGCTGCTAACCCATTGAACAGAGCACCGTCTACTGCGGGTGTAAAAGTTGGTGAGATGAAACCAGAGTTTGCTTCGGGTTTAACTGGAACTGATTACAGCAAGTTTGCTGCACCAAATATAAACTACAATTACTCTGAACGTTCTCCATCTGACATAAGTTTTAGTGACGCCGTTAGAGGTGGTGCACGATTTAATCAAGCTGGTAGAAATGATCTGACTGGTGGTACAAATGTAGCCATGGATAACTTAGGAGGACCAGCAGCTGTAATAGGTGGACTTGGAAGCATGACTATTATGGGAGCTAATGCAATCAAAAATTTGTATCAAAATACTGTTCCAAAGTTTAGAGAAAAGCTCGAGCAAAGAGTAAACCCAGAAGGAGATCAATCTTATAATCAACTTAGTGATGGTCAACTGATTTCTCAGATAGGTCAGTCGGGACCAGCAACTAACATTACGAATGTTAACGGAAAGTTTTTACCAACACAAGGCGGTACAGGACTTAATGACAAGAAAATTAGATACAAAGATCCAGCAGTACAAAACTTTATGAGTGGTGTACCTTTAGCATCAGCTGGTGATCTTTCTGGACTTGGTATAGGAACAGCTGGTGGATCAGAAGCAGGCTTTGATAGAGACAGCTTTAACAGAGCTATGGAAGGAAACTATGATCCAGAAAGTTCTGGTGGTCTTAACATAGGCAGCTCGGCTTTCGGTCTTGATTCAGAAACAAGTAGTAGAATAGGTAGAGCACTTGCTGCTGGACCTTCTCCTAGAATGTTATCAGAAGGCGGAGACCTGAGATTCAGTGATATGTATAACGCTGATACACCGGGTGCTACATTAACTCAAGGAATCAACGCAGTTAAAAACCGTATTCCTTTACTTAATAGGCTGCCTGATATGAAGATGAACTCTGTAGCTGAAGAAGCACAGCGTCAATACTTAGGTTACAATCCTAACTTACCAGCTAGTGCTTTGGCACGGATGGATAAAAGAGGTGGTAGTGGATCTGGATTTGTAGCAGCACCTACTGTATTCAATCAAGCATTACCACAGCAACAGGTAGTACCTACAGCATCTACTACAGGTACAACACAAACAGGCGTAGATCCTAACAGACTATTACAGATACAACAGCAAGCTTATCAGCAAGCATATAATCCTATGACTATAGGAGGATTTAATCCACAGTTTAGATTTGGAGGTAGTGCTCCCAGTATAGATTACTCAACATATTTTAATTACAGCTAATGACAGCAAAATCTAGGTATGATAATTTATCCAGTGATCGTTCCCAGTTTTTAAACGAAGCAGAAGACGCAACCAAACTTACACTACCATATCTTATTAGAGGACACGAAGAGTACTCGAAAGGTATGAAACAACTGAAGACACCTTGGCAGTCTGTAGGGGCTAAAGGAGTTGTAGCGTTAGCATCAAAGCTATCTCTATCACTCGTACCTCCACAGACCAGCTTCTTTAAGCTACAGCTAGACGAGTCTCAGTTAGGAGAACAGTTTGAACCGCAAGTAAAATCAGAACTTGACTTATCATTTGCAAAGATAGAACGCACCATCCTTGATGCGATCGCTGCATCAGATGATCGTGTAGTAATACACCAAGCATTACAACATCTCGTTGTAGGTGGTAATGCACTTATCTTTATGAGTAAGCAAGGGCTGAAGTTATATCCTCTTAATCGCTTCGTGATAGAACGAGACGGCAACGGCGACGTGATCGAAATTGTCACAAAAGAAAGAATCAATAAGGATCTAATTCCTAACTACGAAAATCTAGCTCCAGACAAGATGAACTATGATCTAGTAGACGGAGATCCAGAAGAAGAAGAGTGTGATGTATACACTCATGTAAGGCGAGACAACAACCGCTTTGTATGGTATCAAGAAGTACACGGTAAACGTATACCGGGGTCACAAGGTAAGTCACCAGTAGATAGTACACCATGGCTACCACTACGATTTAACACAGTAGATGGAGAAGCATATGGTAGAGGTAGAGTTGGACAGTTCATCGGAGATCTTAAGTCTCTCGAAGCATTGTCTCAAGCTATAGTAGAAGGTAGTGCAGCAGCCGCTAAGGTTGTATTTACTGTATCACCATCTAGTACTACCAAGCCTGCAACACTAGCACAAGCTGGTAACGGAGCTATCGTACAAGGTAGACCTGATGACATTGGTGTCGTACAGGTAGGTAAGACAGCTGACTTCGCCACGGCGTTGCAGCACATGCAGACTCTTGAAAGAAGGTTGAACGAAGCGTTCCTGATCCTGTCAGTTCGGCAGTCAGAACGTACCACAGCTGAAGAAGTCAAGATGACACAGCTAGAACTAGAACAACAGCTCGGCGGCCTTTTCGGATTGCTCACGGTTGAGTTCCTAGTTCCATACTTGAATAGAAAACTTAGCGTATTCCAGAAGACTGGAGATATACCACGTATACCCAAGGGTATGGTCAAGCCAATCATCGTGGCTGGTATAAATAGTCTAGGTAGAGGACAAGATGTACAAGCGTTGGGTAGTTTCTTACAGACTATTGCACAGACAATGGGACCAGAAGCTATTACAACATATATAAATCCAGAAGAAGTTATCAAGAGACTTGCAGCAGCACAAGGTATAGATGTATTAAATCTTGTGAAGAGTATGCAAGAAGTACAACAAGAACAACAGCAAGCTGCCGCAGCACAAGCTGAACAGACTGCTATCGAAGGTACACCAGCTCTGATGAACTCACCTTTAATGGACCCAACTAAGAACCCTCAGCTACTAGAACAGCAGGGGGCTCCACAAGAACAACCACCACAAGAATAATATGGAAGGAAACACACTAACTATGGAGTCTAATGTTGAGACTACAAGTCTTGACAATCTCTCAGCAGAAGAGCAAGACTCCCTAGCAGTTGGTGAAAAGATGGAGCAGGCTCAAGACCAGCTACTCGCAGGCAAATACAAAAGTGCTGAAGAGTTAGAGAAAGGTTATCTTGAGCTGCAACAAAAACTCAGCACCAACAAACCAGAAGCTGAACAAGCACAACAAGAGCAGACAGAAGAGTCTGCCGAACCAAGTATACTAGATCGTATCTGGGAAGAGTCAACAAAGCAAGAAGAGTTTAGTCCTGAGCTAACTGAAGAGATAAGTAAGATGAGTTCAACTGATCTTGCTAACATGTACTTAGATTACAGACAGGCAAACGAAGGAGCTGAACCACAAGGAGCACGTGACTTCTCAAAAGATGAGATACAACAACTACAAGGTGTAGTCGGAGGAGAACAGAACTATGGTAACATGATAGACTGGGCACAGAAATCTCTGAATGAACAAGAGGTTAATATGTTTGATGCTGTCATGGCTAAAGGAGATCCTCTCGCTGCATTCTTTGCAGTTAGATCACTTGCCTACGCATACAATGATGCGGTAGGATATGATGGTAACGTAGTACAAGGTAAAGCACCTAAGCAAAGTACACAACAGTTCCGTAGCCAAGCAGAAGTTATCCAAGCTATGGGAGATCCTCGTTACGAAAACGATCCAGCGTATCGTGAAGACGTAATGAAAAAACTAACTAACTCACCAAACGTAAACTTTTAGGAGAACAATCATGCCGATGGGACCCGGAACTTATGGTTCAAAAAAAGGTAGACCAAAGAAGAAGATGAGCAAAGGTTTATCTAAGCTACCTACAGGAGTACAAAAGAAAATTCTTAAGAAGAAAAAATAGTCATGACTTATTCTGAAACACTAGATGAGTTAACTCGGATTAAGATGACCAACATGAATATCATACGTAGCCAGATCCCTCCCGTTAAGGGGGATCTCATCGCTCAAGGTATGAGTGACGAAGAAAAATTTAAGAAAAAAAAGGAGTTAAAAAAACAAGTTAGAAAAACTCCGAAGCAAAGGCAGTCATCTGCACGAGCAAAAGATCCTAAGTTTCAAGGTGGCTCACCCGGTACTGTCTTTGTACCAGAAGAGTTTGTTCCTGATCCTACAGCTGAAGAAATACAAGAAGCTTTACAGGATGAGGACATGCGTGAAGGTAATTTTTTACCAGATCCTGAGAGTATAAATAGAATACTACAGATAGGTGGAGAAGCACTTAAGTTTATACCAAGATTATTAATTAATCCTATGAACCAAATGGCTAAACTACCGCACACTCCACCAACAGAAAAAATAATGTTACCTAACGGAAAGATGATAGATTCTCCATTAAGATTCAAAACTGATGAACAACGTGAGAGATTCATGAATGATTTTTCCAAAGGATACGGTAGATATTTATAATGGCAAGAAAGAAAGTACGAAAGAGAAACGTCTCCCTTAGAATCGGCAAGCACAAGAGCCGTAAGGGAGGTCTCACAGCAGCCGGTAGAAAGAAGTATAACGCAGCTACTGGCTCCAACCTCAAGGCTCCACAGCCCGGAGGTGGTCCACGCAAGAGATCATTCTGTGCAAGATTCAGAGGAATGAAAGGTCCAATGAAGAAACCAAACGGCAAGCCTACACGTAAGGCACTTGCTATGCGACGATGGAAATGCTAATGGCATACAAAAAGAAAACCAAAAAGAGTAGCA